TGCTCACCGGCAAGCCCCCCCTGCCGGTAGATGCCCTCCGCCCCTCCCGCTTCGCGCAAGCCAGTGATCAGTGAAAAGTGAGAAGCAATTAACTTTTTGCTGCCTTAGTGAGTTTGCAGGGATGGGGGGGGAGGCGGGAGTAGGTGGGAGAGGGCGGGAGAGGGCGGGTAAAGTATAGAGTGGGTGAGAGATAATGGGGAGGCTTGTAAGTTGTGATAATTGCGGGAGTTTGCAGAACGTGGGTGAAAAATGGCGATTTGTACCCCGGCGGAACCGGATGTGGAATCGCTAAGTGGTCTGATATCAACAAAACTATCACGTTGTGCAAAGCGGGTCTGTACCCTGGGGAAAAAGCGGGCCAAAATAGTTCCCAACCAATTGAATTCATAGGGAAACCCCCAGGGTACAAGGGACATATTTTCCCAGGGTACATTTTGGGGGCGAGTTCTGGCCCTGAGTGCTGAAACGCGCGACCGAGCCGATTGCGGGTAGTACCAATAGGATTGCACCAAGAATGGTGCAGTTTGGGGACTTTGCGGAACGGGTTCTGCGCACGAATCTGCTCGAAAAACGTTACTTACTTCCTTGGAGTTTGCAGAACGTGGCGGGAATCGCTAAAAAGACCCCTGGCGACACGGTTTGGGGGCGAAGTGACGGGGTTTTGACAGGAAAGCAGGGAGAAGTGAAGTTTCGGAGAGGCCCTTCTACTTCGCTCCCTTCGACTTTGCTCAGGGCAGGCAGGACAGGCCGAGCGGGCTATCATTATATATAGGGGACAGGAAACAGCATTCGGGGCTCAGTATTCAGGAATCAGGAATCGCAAGGCAAAGGCAAAAAGCAGGTCCCTCGTCAGCCTGGGGGCCTCGCGCGGGATGACATCTTTATTAAGCGGGATGGCCTGGTGTTTGGGGAGGTGGTATACTTTGAGCATGGATGCAGAAACGCTCAAACGGATCGAGGCGGTACAAAAGGCGCTAGAGGGTCTTACCACCTCGGAGATCGCGCGGATCCTCAAGGCTTGCCTGATTCTGAATGGGCGGCAGGATCCGGTGTTTGGGGCGGCGCCACAGCCTCCAGAATACGTTTCCATATAGCCTCGAATTGCTGATCCTTTGGCGTGGTTGCGTTAAACATCGCTGGACCGCTCCGGCTTGAAAGCATAGCAGCAATGATTTGCGCGGCCAGTTGTTTGTCGGCGTCTGAAACGGGCATCTCTATTTATCCCGGATCACCTTTTTGATGTTCTTTGCCAGGCGATCCGCTACTTTTCTGGCTCCACCGCGCCGGAGGGCACCCCACCAAAGCGAGCGGTCCCCAGCCTCACTTGCCCAGAGCATCTGATTGGTTTTGGGGTCCACAATCATGACATTTGAGGTCGTATGATCTTTCGTACTCGTGAGCCAGCCTTCATGCCAAGAGCGTTTTTCTTCCTTCGTGGCTGTCCCGGTTAGAACCAGGTCAGCCCCTTCAAGCGATAGCAGGACTTTCAAAGGGATTTTCTTTTTGACGAATTCGGCGCGCAGATAGCCGTCGAAATCGTCTTCCATTTCCTCGATGTAGATGGTGGCGTTTCTTGGGATGACTTTATCCGCCGCGGACAACGCAGGGGGAAGAGAAAAGAGGAGCAGAATACAATAGGCCACGATGCGCATCGTTGACTCCTTTTCGGGGATTACTTGGGCACTGCCGCGCGGGAGAGCGCGAGGTAATAGGCCGCCAGCTCCAGCAGGAGCTGGAGGCGCTCAGTCGCCGCATCATTATATATCTCATCTGGCCTTCCGGGCGGGCCGGGCCCGGGGAAGGCGATCAGGTTGTCGGGACTGGAGTCCCGCATCCCATAGCGCGACATGAGCTCCAGGTTTTTCTGCACCGCCTCGATAGCTATCTGCTCCCCGCTTCGCAGAACTTTTCGCAACAAATCATACCAGGGCTGCTCGGACACTGGCGCAACAATCTTCGGTTGCTTCTCTTCCAAAGCAGGACCAGGGACGGCGCCAGGCAAGCTCGAAGGTTTGGTTGTCGCCTCATTCAACTTATCGGGTAGGTCTTTGAGTGTCTTGAGGGCGGATTGTTGGCCGGCGGCAGCCTGCTCGGTGAGGATTTGGACGGCGCGGAGAGCGACAGATTCGGCGCTGGCGACTTCGGTGGACATGGCCTTCTGATCGTGAGCATTCCGGCGTTCGCGGTCTCCAATATACATCTTGCGGATAAGCTCCAGGCGGTCTTCGCGGGCGGACCTGCTGAGATATTCTATGTCCTCTTCTGGGAGTCCGGCCTTCTTCGCAAAAAACCGGGACGGCTCGCCATCGCAGAGTAGGGCTAACTTCTCACAAAGTTCTTTCGATGGATGCCGCAGCCCGAGCTCCCAACGAATCACCGTATTTTCTCTCTGCCGCAGCCTTACTGCGAGTTGGATCTGTGTCCATCCCCTTTGTTCCCTGAGTGTTATCAGGGCATCGCGAAAAGTTGAAATTAGCACTTGACAATCCTTGCCAGTGGCACTACCATCGGCACTGTTATGTCTTTGCCTCAAGCAAGCGAAATTGAGATTAGCACAATCCCCACGCGAAAGCGCGATCGCAGGCGGCTTTTGCGGGAATATCCAGGACTGCTCAGCGCCGTGGCGCGGCGTCATCGAGTACGGGTGAGCCACGTCTGTCGCGTCTTTCATGGCGCGACAACTTCCGAGCGCGTGCGAAACGCGATCCTGGCGGAGTTGGCGCGTCGCCAAGCCCAAGATTCCCAGGGGGAGGCGGCGTGATGGGCCAGTTCGAAGCATCGTTAGGTAATCTCCAGATGGCAATGCGGAGCATGGTGGAGCGCCGCGATCACCCAGATTTGTCGGTAGTCCCAGGCCAGAAGGGCGACCGCATCCGGCTGCTGCGGCGATATCCGGGGCTGCTGACGGCCGCGTGCCAGCGGGGGCGGGACAAAGATCCGTCGTTCTACAGCCGCGTCTTCCACCGCAAGGCGACCTCGAAGCGAGTGATGCGGAACATCGCGGCGGAGCTTTCGCGGCGGCAGGCGGCCGAATTGGAGAGCGAGTTGGCGCACGCGAGCTAGAGTGCGATGCGCGGACCGGATTGGTCAATGGCAGCTTTTATACATCGGACGGAAGAATTGACGGCCAAACAACTGACAGAGCACGAGTGATGCGAACAAAAACGCTGCTAGAACTCGGATTCAGCATCCACAGCATCGGTTTGGCGCTGATAGCAGAGGGGACAAGCCGCGCGCGGCGAGACCAAAGGCAAGAGAGGCGCAATACATCTCTGGCGGGCAGCAAACGGGAACGCCGGGTACTCTTGCGGCAATTTCGGGGCATCGAGTCGGAGGTGGCACGGAAATGCGGCGTGTCGCGGCAGCATGTCTGCAAAGTGGCCTATGGTATATCCAAATCACATCGAATCGGGGCCGCCATCGAGGCGGCATTAGCTAAGCGAATTAGCGAGCGGCGGCGGAATGGTGTTCCGCCTACGGCTGCACAAGGACCTTCGGCAGAGCGGAAGTTTTATCACGGCGGGCTGGCAGGATTGGCAGCGATTTTGCCATCTTCTTCGACTGGCCTAAAGGCGAATGGTGGCCGCGTGTATAGAGAAAATCGCGTTTATGTGACGACAGACTTACCCTTCGCACGACGTATGGCGCGTCTCCTACAAGGACTGACAGAGGCAGCAATCTATGAGGTGGAGCCACAGGGCGAGTTGGAGCCCGACCCGAACCATCCAAACATTTCGTTTACCTGTGCCTCTGCAAAGATTTTGAGGGAGTACCCGATCAGATGACGAACGGGCAAGAGAACCTGGCGGAGATTGTGCGGGCGAGCCTGAACATGAGACTACTGAATCATATCCGGCGGTGGGGGCGCGACCTGCGGCAGCGCATCCTCGGGGAGGGCCTTAAGCCACTTCAGCAGCTTTATTGTCCGGGCTGCGGGGCCATCAAACTTGAACCAGGAATTTGTGATTTTGGTCCCATCCAGCATCAGATCTCCCCCGGCATAGATGACGGTGCAGCGGTCTATTTTGCATTTTATGAAGATCTTGTCATCGAGGATGACGGTAGTTCCGGCGAACGTCTGATTTTCAAAGGCGAGCATAGCGCCTCCAGTTTTAGTACGGGCAGCGTTGTGATCCAGCAAAGTATAACAAAAAAGTGAGGCGGCGCCAGATGGCAGTGAATCAGGGCGGCAACGAGAACCTGGCGGAGATAGTGCGGGCGTCGCTGGCGCAAACGGTTCGGACAAACCGGAAATCGCGCGAAGAGATTGCGCTGGGACTGTCGGCGCGGCTGGGCGCGAGCATCACAAAGCATCATCTGGACGCCTGGACGGCGGAATCGCGGCCGGGGCATCGCTTCCCGCTGGAATATCTCCCGGCGTGGATCCGGGAGACGGGCGATTATTCCCTATTGAAAATCGTTTGCGAAGAGCTGGGCCTGGCTGTGCCGGAGCCTGGACAGACCGACTTGATTGATTTTGGGCGGGCGCGGCTGGAAGCGGAGCTGGCGGCGGCATACGCCGAAGGCTTGAAAGCGAAAATCGTAAAAGGCCACAGAGGCACGGAGGCGCAGAGATGAGGGCAACGCAGGAGTCAGGATTCAGGAGTCAGGAGTCAGGAGAACGCACGGAAAAGAAAAAGCAGGTCCCGGCGCGCCGGGATGACAGCGGATTGCGGGAGAACGAGCGGGAGGAACTGCAAAGAATTGCGGGGGACGCAGACGCGAGCGCGGTCTATCGCTACCTGAGTCGGGCGTGTTTCCGCTGTTTCGGGCCGATCGTGGCGGACGGGGAGAACGCCATTGTCTGCGGAGACCTGGCCTGCGGCCTGCGGATCACGCTCGGCGAATTGCAAACCATCCTGGGGGAATAGCCAATGGGCGCGAATGCCATGCATCTGTTGAAACCGCTGGCGGAGCAGTACCGCGAGGAGCGGCCCAGCCCGGAAGAGGTCCGGCTGAAGACAGCGAGCATCCGGGAGCTGGCGCAGGTCTGGGCCATGAGTTACAACACCGCCAAACTGCGAGTATGGCGCAGCGGGGGGGTTTGCGCGCGCGTCGCGCGGCGAGACGGGAAGCCCGGTCAGGAAACACGGGTCTTCATCAGCTATCTTCCCAAGGATCAACAGAAATTGCTGGCGCGGCTGCGGCGGAAGCAGCAACGGGAGCAGCAGGGGCTGGCAAACCATCCCGGCGGGCTGGTGGTGGACCCCACAAAAGATCAGCGGGTCACGGTCACGCCGGAGATCGAAGAGCTGATCCAGGCCTATTACGGCTACCAGCGGGATCCGAAGACGGCACCGAAAGGGGTTCTGACGCGGATCAAGCCGGGTTTCTCCTGGGTGTTCGAGATGGTGACGGAGACCTGTCCAAAATGTAAGGCAGGACCGATGGAACTGGTTCATCGAGGGGCGGGCGGATGGTACAAGAGCGCGAGATGTCGGGGCGGAAGAGCAGATCCCTCACCCCTCGACAAGCTCGGGACTCGAGATGACGGCGAATCCGGTTGTGGCTTCGCCGTCAGCTACGCAAGTGTGCGGCGGGCGTGCCTGCGGCTGAACCCGATGGTGGCGACGGCGGCGCGGGACGGCTGGAATGCCGTGGCCAACAAATATCTTTACAAAGGCAGAATCGAACGCGGAGAGCATCGCAACCACATTGTGGTGGGAGACCATCACGTTCTGGATATGTGGGCCTGGGACGAGCGGCAACCATTTACCAACACCGGTAAGCCGCGGCTCTATCGCTACTGGCTTTCAGCGTGGCAGGACGAAGCCACAGGCGTGGTGGCTTGGGCGCTGGGCGAGCGGCCGAACGTGCGGCTGCTGCTCGAAGCGCTTTACCGCTACGCCATGCAGTTTGGGATGCCGGAGGAGATCCGCACGGACAATGGTAAGGATTACCTGTCGCAGGAGTTCCTGAAGTTCTGGCAGGCTTCCGGGATCGAGTTTCAGCACAAAACACTCCCCTCGTGCCGGAGCGGTGAATCCCACGGCAAATCTAAAGTCATCGAGCGCTGGTTCGGGACGTTCGAGCGCGGTGCGATGAAACTGTTGCCGGGGTGGTGCGGGACGCACCCGAAGGAACGCCCGGACGACGTGCTCTGGCCGCAAGTCCAGGAGCACAAAAAATACCTGGCCGCGCGGTATTTGAACCCAGCGGGAATGGCCGGTTCACCGCCCATTCATTCGCCATTCCTGACGCGCGAGAAACTGGATGAGAAGATTAGTCAATGGGTGGCGGCGAAATACCATTCGAGGCCCACCGACCGGCTGGACTGTACGCCGCTGGAAGCCTATCAACGGGATCCGCATCCGGTGAACCGGCTGACCAAAGAAGCCCTCTTGATCCTGATGATGCGCCGGCGCGACCGGCACATCCTCTCGAACGGGGTCTCGATTTACGGGCAGCACTACTGGCATTCGGATTTCGCCAATTTGAAAGGCCTGGCCTGCGACGTCAGGATTGACCCGGACGACCTGAGCCAGGTGATCGTGCTGATCAATGACGGCAAAAAAGAGCGGGCGCTGATGGCGGAGTGCAGTCTGCCCTCCGGCAGCTCGGAAGAGGACCTGGCGGAAGTGAAGCGGCGGCAGAAGGGCGACCGGGGCGTAATCAAAGATTATTTGGAGATGCAGCAGCGGCGGCTGGCTGGGCGGCGGACCTGGGACGAAGTGCTGGAAGCGAAGGCGGCGCAAGCAGCGCCGCTGGCGGAGGCGGTGGGGCAGAGTGGTCCCGTGGTGCTGCCGATGACGGAAGGGCACCGCATCGCGCGCGCGCTGGGACAAGCAGGAGACAGGAGTCAATCCCCATCGGGAGGGCGAAGCCCCGACCCAGGAGCCAGGAGGCCGGTAAAGGCACAGGATGTCGGCATTGCGACAGGGCCGCAATTAGCCGACTTTGAGAAGCCCGCAAGCGACGAGCCGGAAATCAAAACCTATCCGAGCGAATGGAGGAAGCGCTGGGGTGTCGAAGACGAAGAAGCAGGAACAGATTGACGTGATCCTGGACGTGCTGCATCCCTACCGGCTGCACGGCCTGCAATCGGGCATCGCGCGCAAGCGGATCGCGCAAGAGATTCTGGCAGCGCTGAAACAACAGGAGGAGCAATGGCGGAAGCCGACCCAATCATCCTAGACGACGGCTATGACCGGGAACTGCTGGATCGGGCCAAAGAGGAGTTGAAACGCCGCAAGCTGAGCATTTCCGGCCTGGCCGAAGAGCTGGGCTACTCGCAATCGCTGATGTCGCGATATCTGGACGGCTCGCTGGGCAATCCCGCGAACGCGCAAGAGCGTCTGCGGGCCTATTTCCTGCGGCAAGAGCGCCGGGGACTGATGGGCGGATTTGTCTGGACGGACGTGGCGCAGGCCGTCTTTGGATGCCTGGAATACGCCCGGCAAGGAAAAAAGTTTGTGGTCATCCACTCGCGCTCGGGGATGGGGAAGACGACGGCGGCAGTGCAATTTCTTGACCGGCAGGAGCAGCAGCGCGACGGCAAAAAAGGCTGCGCGCTGGTTACTTGCAGCCCGGTAACGACCACGCGCACGCTGGTGCAGAAAATTGCCGTGGAGTTGCGGGAGCAGACCTACGGAGCGACGGACGCCGTCCTAGACCGCGTCATCGGGAAACTCATCAACAAGGAATATCTTCTGGTGATTGATGACGCCAGCCACCTGAATGTGAAGAGCCTGGAAGTGCTGCGACGGATTTACGACGCGGTGCCCTGCGGCCTGGTGCTGATGGGCGTGCGGACGCTCATGGAGCGAATGCTGCTGGCGGATGGCCGGATCAAGGAAGAGCTGGAGCAGCTTTACACGCGGGTGGACATCAACGCGTTGTTGGGATCGCAGCTCACCGTGAAAGACGTGCAAAAGATTGCGACGCAGCGGATCTCGCGACCGACTGAGTCGCACCTGAAGTTCCTGAGCGCACAGCCGCGGACGGCGCGCGAGGTGGTGAAAATCATTGACCGCGCGGAGTGGCTCCAGCGGGTGCCGCAGAACCAGGCGGTTTCGTACGAGAAATTGCTGGCGCGGGCGGAGCAAGAAATCTTCCGGGCGGCATAAGTTTGCCACAGAGACAGGGAGGAAATGATGGCTGAGACGCAGTTAAAAAAGACGGATCGCGTGCGGATGATTGGACCGAATAATTTTTGTGGATCAAAAACCGGCAAGGTAGTGGACCCGCCCGATGCCAATGGGCTGATACGGGTTCGCCGCGACGGCTTGAAACGCGCGGATACGTGGCATGCGAAGAATTGGGAGAAAGTTTCCCCCGGCTCGCCGGGGGCATCTTGAAAAGAAAGGAGGGCTGGCAGAAGCGGTTCCCTGGCAGTCACTGCGGGGTGATCAATCCTGAGTGTAACACGCAGAGAAGAGGCTTGGGAATCGCCGCGAGGGGGCGGGAAAGTATCTGGGAGAACCTGCCCAAACACTGCGAGCCGCGCCAGCGTGCGAGCACAAAGGCCGGCACGCAGTGCCTTGCGCCGGACGCCGGGGGTATTGCGGTTGCAGACGGCACGCTGTCTTGAGATCTCCTTCTCCAGCGGCCGCCCCCCAAACCACGCAATATGCCCCGGCGTCCAGCGGAAGCTACTTCGGCCAATATTGCGCTGTCCCGGCTGGCCGGGATCGCGGAGGAAACAACCAATTGCCCAGTGAGTCGGAAGTCATTACCTGGCGCTGCCGGCAGTGTCGAGAGCTCAAAAAGGAAGGCAACCGCTGGTGGATTGTGCGGATCGGTCCGGCGGCGGGCTTCTCCCGTGTGCTTTCCTTGCGGCCCTTCGAGCCGCCATTGGCGGAGGATGAATTCGCGCTGTGCGGCCATACCTGCGCTGCCGCGGAGCTGAACGACTATTTTGCGAAGATCCGCGAAGGAGTGGAGCCATGAAGATTCCCGGCACACGCGAGCAAGCAGACGCGCTGTTGGCCGAGCTGGGCCGGGCGCAGCTTGCCCGGCAAAAGATTGAAGCCCGCATGAACGAGAAGATCATCAAGATCAAAGCCGAAGCGGAAGCGGAAGCCGCGCCCTGGATGCGCGCCGAGCAGGCCATCGAGCAGGCGCTCGAAAAGTGGTTTGCGTCGGCGCGCGCGGAGCTGGCCAAGGGAAAGCGCTCCTTCAAGATGACCTTCGGAAAGATTGGAGCCCGCTGGATCGAGTCGGTGGCGCTGATTCCCGGCCACTGGAGCTGGGAGACGGCGGTGATCGCATTGAAGTCGCGCGGGCTGGGCTTCTTCATCCGCCAGAAAGAAGAAGTCAACAAAGACGCCATCCTCGCTGCTGGACGCGACACCGAATTTGAGCCGTGCGGGCTGCGCATCGCGCGCGGTGAGGTTTTCTTCGCCAAGCCCGATCTCGACAAAGTCGAGAAAGACGGCGTGGAGGTGCCCCGATGAAAGTTTGTCCGAAGCATGGCAAGAAATTCTTTTCCGACAAGTTCTGCGATGACTGCGGAGAGAAGCTGAACAAGTTTGATGATCCTCGTTGCGAATGCGGGTCCAAATCGCTAAGCGGCAAGAAATTCTGCGCGGATTGCGGCAGGAGACTTTCAAAATGAATGATCCCGAAGCGCAAATCCCGAACCCCCCTTCGGGTCCCGATGGTCCCGGCGCGCCGGGATCGAGGGGAGAATCCCATTCCTTCTCCTTGAACTGGCTGGAGAAATATTGTCCCGGCCTGGTCCGCGACATTGAGTTCTGGAGCCAGCAGGGCAAGGAGCAAGCTGAAAAGCAGATCCATTCGTCCCGGCAGGCCGGGACTCAGGATGACCAGGCCTATGGCCTAGTCAATTGCGCGGTGTGCGGACGCCTGGGGCCGCTGCCGGAGGCGCCGGAGGGCACGATGGCGGGCATGGTGGTTTGCAACGGCTGCGCCCAGACGCTCGATGAAGCCGAGATAGTGCTGTTGCAGGCCGGGTTCGAGCAGGGAGTGAAGATCGGCATCGAGCTCCAATGTCGCCATGATGCGCCCCAGCTTGCCAGGGCGCAGGTGGACGCGTTCCGTCTTGCCGCGGAGGCCAGGTGGCTGCGGAAGTCGGAGCAACAGGTGGTGGAAATCGCCCGCGCCGAATGCAAACGCGCGGCGAAGGCCCTGGCCGAAGAGCAACAGCAGGTCCGCTATTGGAAGAAAGCCTGGGTATGGACGCTGCTGGCGGGTTTTGCGCTCGCGGCCGTCTGTGCGGGATTGATGATTGTGGTGTTGACGGCGACATGGTGATGCTGAATGGATTCCAGCGCGGGGAGATGAAGGAATTCGGCTGGACGCCGGAAGCGCGAGAGCACAAACGCGCCACGGAAGTGCCCACCTGCGGCGTTACCGTCGTGGTCTACACCACCTACAACGGCCAGCGGCAATATCGCGCGACGTGGCATGTGCGCGGGGAGACCGTGGCGGCGGTGATTGAGGAGCTTTCCGCCATCTTGGGTAAACCAACGAATCCACAATTCCGGCACGCCCGCGCTGCGGCGCGCCGGGGCTAAAGAAGGCGAAATGAGCGGCCACTCACCACTCACCACTCACTACTCACCGGGCGCGGAGCGCGCCATCCCCGGCTCCAACGTGCCTCCGACCGCGGCGGAGTGGGCGGTGTTCAGCGAGCTGGGGCTGTTCTACCACGGACGCGAAAACGCTCTGCCGCTGAAATCCATCCATCTGCGCACCGGAATGAGCGAGCGGATGGTGAAGCGGGCGGTGGAGGGTTTGCGCGTGCGGCACAAGATTCCGGTGGGCTCGGCGCGCGGCAAGCGCGGCCTGCCGGTGGGATATTTCATCGCCGAATCCATCCACGACCGGGACGCCGCCGCGCGGCCTTACTTCCGCCAATTCGTGAAGATGGCGCTGACGGTCCGCGCGATCTGGGGCGACGACAAGCGTTTCAAGGAAATGCTGGGCCAGCTGCCCTTGGAGGTCTGCAAATGAACGGAAATAGCAAGCGCGAGCGCGTGGATTCATTCATTCGGCGGGCGGTGCGTCAGGGCATCCAAGAGGTTGCCTGGAACCAAGGCGCCAACGGTAACCCCCTGCCGACGCTGCGCTCCGCCTCCCACGATCTAGAAACGATGATTGCTTATAACGTCGCGGACGATCCCTACCGGATGAAGGAGCTCGCCGACATCATGGCCTGGAAGAAACCGCCGAAGGAGCGTGGTTGATGAACGGCCGCGGCTGGCTGCCCGCCGAACTAAGAAAACTGCGGCGCATCTATGCCAACGCGCCGACTGGGGAAATCGCGAAACTTCTGGGGCACCCCGTGGCGAGCGTATATCATCAAGCTGCCCTGCTGGGCGTGAGGAAAAGCGCGGAGTGTCGTCGCAGAATGCGAGCCGCGCAGCGGCCGACAAACGGCAAGGCCTGGACGGAAGCACAGTTGTCGAAGCTCCGTTCTCTCTATCCGCACAAAGCAACCGCGCAGGTCGCGAAACTGCTGGGACACCCGCTCGCGGGCGCCTACGGAATGGCGCAGAGGCTGGGCCTGCACAAGAGCGCGGCCTATCTCGCCAGCTCGGCGGCCTGCCGCCTGCGGCGCGGCGACAACCTGGGCGGGGCCCACCGCTTCGGGAAAGGCCACGTTCCGGCGAACAAAGGATTGCGGCGGCCGGGATACGCGCCCGGACGCATGGCCGAGACGCAATTCAAAAAGGGCCAGCGCTCGCGCAATTGTCTCCCGGTGGGAACGGTGAAGGGGGACGGCGACGGCTACCTGCGAATCAAAGTCTCTGCCGTTCGCAATGGCAATGGCGGGAGCGACAAGGCCTGGGAATTCATTCATCGGCGCGTATGGGAAGCGGCGCACGGCCCGATTCCCAAAAGTCATCGTATCTGGTGGAAGGACCGCGACCACGCGAACTGCGCCCTGGAGAACCTGGAGCTGCTGAGCGGGGCGGAGCACATGGCGCGGACCACGATCCACAATTATCCGCCGGAGCTGGAGCACACGATCCAACTCGCCGGCGCGCTGAAACGGCGAATTCGCAGGATGGAGGAACGGCATGGCAAAGAACAAAATGACGGACCTTCGGGATCATCTATTCGAGATCATCGAGTCGCTGAAGGACCCGGACAAGCCGATGGACATTGACCGCGCGAAAGCGATCGTGAACGCGGCGCAGGCCATTATAAACTCAGCCAAAGTCGAGGTGGCCTTCATCAACGCGACCGGCATGCCGGCGAGCTCGTTCATGGGCAGCATAGAAGACCAGCGGCAGCCGAAGCAACCTTTGCTCCTGGCCGCCAACGGGCGAAAGAAGGCGTAATGGCTGAGAAAGTAAATCATCCGGCGCACTACAACGTCGGAGGGATTGAAGTCATTGACGCCATCGAAGCGTGGGACCTCGGCTTCCATGCCGGAAACGTCGTCAAGTATGTCGCCAGGGCCGGGCACAAAGGCAGCGAGTTGGAGGACCTGAAAAAGGCCGCGTGGTATTTGGGCCGGCTGATCGGAGTGGAGGAGAAAAGAATTGCAGATCGTAAAGCCATACGCAAAAATCATTGACGTGCCTGATCTGGCTGCCGGGGTCGAGTTGTTGAAGTTCTGCGAGCGCGCGGCGCGGATCTCGCACCGTTCCGAGGAGGCGCAGAAAGACAATTCCTGGGAGCGGTTCATCCGCTTCGTGGTGATGGAGCACGGCGACTTCTCGGTGATCGAGCATCGCGTCGTTACGGTGGAGGCCGTGGTGGATCGCGGGATCACGCATGAGTGGGTGCGGCACCGCATCGGGGCGTACACCCAGGAGTCCACCCGGTTCGTGAACTACGAGAAGAAAATGCCGCCGAGCTTTATCATGCCCGAGCTAAGCGCGTTTGAAAAAGAGTGGTGGCTGCAAGCGATCGGCGGTTGCGAGGAAACATACAGACGAATGATCCATGAGCGCGTCCCGCCGCAGATCGCGCGCTCGGTGTTTCCCAATGCGCTAGCCTCCAAACTCTGGATTACTTACGACCTGCGGCAGTGGAGGCACTTCTTTCTGATGCGGACCTGCGCCGAAGCGCACCCGCAGATGCGCGAAGTCACGATTCCGCTGCTGGCCGAATTTCAGGAGAAGATCCCGGTCCTCTACGAGGACATTGTCCCGAACCGGAAGCAGTCCGAGAACATGAAGCAGATGAGATAGCCAATGCCGGAGCGGAAAAGAGTCGTAAGACTTCTCGCGCTGTGGGGAGAAGTTTGTCCGCTGACGGACGCCAAAGAAAAGAAGTATGAGCGGCTGCGTTGGCTGGCGCAGCGGGTGGGGCGCCTGGTGGATTCGGCGAACGATTTGAGCGAGGAGGAGCTGGAGAAGTGCATCAGGGAACTGCAAAGGAGTCAGGAGTCGGGAGTCAGGAGTCAGAAGCTAAAGCGGTTTCCGAACACGAGCGGGATCACGGACAGGCAGCTATGGAAGATTTGGCAGCTCGAACATTTCCTGGGTTGGGCGGGAAACCCGGCGCGCCTGGAAGGGTTCTTACGCGCCAAGTTCCACGAATCGAACCCGAAATTCCTGAGCCACGCGCAGGCCTGGCGCTTGATCGAAATGCTGTTTGCCATTGCCGCGCGGGAGGAAGCGAAGCAGCGGCGCCCTTCGGCAAGCTCAGGACCCGTTAGTGCCGGGGAGCTGAAGGGGGCGCGGGCGAAACTGAAGCGGCTGCTCGAAACCTGGCGGCCGGAGTCGGCGGCGTGAAACGGTGTAAAATGGGCGCAGTGAGCAAACACGAAGAGGCGCTCTGGCGCGGGCCGTGGCAGCGCCTGCCAGCCTTTGCTCGCCGCTTGAAAATCCCGCAAAGCACCCTTTATTCCCGAATCGAGCGTGGGCAAATACGACGCGATCATTGGGATCAGCCTGGCGGGGCGGGGAACCCGATCTGGATTCATGAGGACGCTGCCAGTTATCTCATACCGAACGGCGAGGATGCGTAAATTGCGTAAATTACTTGACAAAGCGGGGAACGTTGGCGATTATGCGCCGCGCTGATGAACAATTCCCCGCCGGTCCGCCAACCTGATCCTTCGACCCAGCCGGCGGGGACCCCTCCTTTCAAAATCGTGATTGATCCGGGGCATGGCCGGGGCAACCGGTCCCCAGGCGTGCTCGATCCCGGCTGCGTTCTTTTGAAAAACGACAAGAGCGTGCCGCTGGCGCGGGAGTGCGACCTGGCGTTGGCGTTTGCCGAGAAGCTGGACGCCGCGCTGCGCAGCGGCAACAGCCGGCGAGAGCTCCTCTGGACGCGCCGGGACAATATCGAGTCGGTCTCGCTCAGAGACCGCGCAAAAATCGCGCGCAATTCCGAAGCGGCGCTACTGATTTCGCTCCATATCAATGCCGCCCCGGAAGACTCCAAAGGCGAGGCGCGCGGCTTCGAAATCCTCTACTCCAACGAGCAATCCGGTTTCTTTGCCGAAGCCATTCGGGACTGCATGAAGCCACTGATCGCGCTGCACGGCGAAGGAGTCGTCTGGCGGAACGGGCTGTACGTATTGCGGTACAAGCCCAGCGTGCTGTTGGAGATGGGATTCATTGACCACGACGAGGATTACGCCTTACTAAGCGATCCCGCCTGGCAGAAAAAAGCGATGCACGCCGTGGCGACGGCCGTGAAGGCAGTTCTGGCGGAAAGACCCTGGGGGGCGAAGACATGAGCGAACAGCAGGGCCCTCCCTCCGCTCGGGATGACAGCAATGGAAAGGTTGCGAAGAATGGCAGCCTGCGAAAGAGCATGGCGCCCGCGGCGGGCGCCTTGGTGGGGACCTCGCTGATCGTGTTGCTGGTGGAGTTGGCGCGCTCCGGGGCATTGGAGCAATACCGCGACGTGCTCGCGCCGCTGGTCGGCTGGGGGCCGGGGGTCTTAATTATTTTCGTCGGCGTCTGGCTGATGAACAAATGGGCGCCGCCCTGGATCGAATCGCAACGCGATATTGCGCGGAGCATGGGGAAGCTGGCGGGCTCGGTGGAGAACGGCCTGACGGAGCAGCGAGACACGGGCGTGGCGTTGCGGGCGCTGGCGCTGAAAATTGACGAAATGAAAACCGACATTCAGGAGTTGAAGCGGTGAGCGAAACGGGCGACCAGGCCAAACACGACGTACAGCGCGGCGAGATCGTGCGCGCGCTGGTCGGCTACGGCCGCGCCTGGATGACGTTCAAGACGCTCTACTACGTCATGGACGACATGGGCCAGGCAATGAGCGATGACGCCTTGACCTTCCATCTGGTCTATCTCCAGGAAGCCGGACTCGTCGAGCTCAAGCGTCGCCGGGACCTGCCGGGTTTCCGGACGGACCGGCCGCATCGCGAAGGCTCTCCGGACGACATTATGCAATTAGGGATCACGAACAAGGGCGTGCAGCTTTATGACAAAAAAATCGGGGAAGATCCAGGAGTGAAATTTTAATCCGAGCCGTCCCGGCTAGCCGGGATGAGCAAGCGGGCAGAGCGTATGAATGGCCAGAAACCCACATTTCGCGGTGGACGATTTGAGCGAGGAGGCCCGGAGGATTGCGCGGGACGGCCTGGAGAGAAATTACCGCGAGCAAGCGATCATTGCGAAAATAGAACGGGTGACGGAAGAGAAGATCGCCACGTCGAGCTTCAATCGTTATGCGGCCTGGTATCGCGGAGAGATGCGTCGGCGGGCCTTGGTGCTGGAGCGCACGGAAGTGGCCGTGGAGACAGCCGTCAAGATGGGCGCGCAGATGACCGAAGGCGTGCGGGCCGAGCTGCTCCAGACGTTTTACGAGTTGTCGCAGGAAGGCGAGCTCAAAAAAACGTCTCCATTCCTGCTGGTCAAGCTGGCGCTCAATTACGCGGAGGCGGAACGCAAAGACAAGGAGCTGGCGCTGAAAGAGCAGCAGCTGGAACTCGACCGCAGGAAACTGGAGCAGTTGATCGGCCGGCAGGAGCGCATGAAGAAAGCAGCGGAGGGCGTGAAGGAAATCATGGAAGGGGCTGCGGGCGATTTGACCCCCGAAAAGCTCGCAAAGCTCAAGGAATTCTATGGCGTCGCAGTCCAATAAAGCCGCAGCGCCTTTGCTGTATCCCTATCAGCAACGCTGGGTGGAGGATGACAGCCGGTTCAAGATTGCGGTGAAGTCCACGCAAATCGGCTACTCCTTCGCCGCAGCCCTTGAAGCGGTATTCGAATGTCTGAAGCAGAAGGGACTTTGGATCGTGCTCTCGCGCGGCGACCGGCAGTCGCTCGAATTCATGCTGAGAGTTCGGGAACACGTTCAAGCGATGCGCATTGCCGGCGCGGATTTAGAAACCAGTTTCTTCGAGAACACGCAGCTCCAACAGCATGAAGTGAAGTTCCCGAACGGCTCGCGGATCATCGGCCTGCCGGCCAATCCGGACACGGCGCGTGGCTATAGCGGGAACATGATCCTGGACGAGTTTGCGTTCCACAAAGACGACAAAGCCATCTGGGCGGCGGCGTTTGGGCGGATCTCGCGCGGCAATCTGAAGCTGCGGGTGATCTCCACGCCCAACGGGCAGCGCGGAAAATACTTTGAGCTGGCCAAAGAAGTGGGACTCGTGGAATCGCGCGGGCCGGGCTTGCCGCCGTCTCGCGGCGCGGAATCACAGCCGGCGTTTACGGGCGGCTGGAGCGGCCATTGGTGCGACGTCTATCAGGCCGTGGAAGAGGGTTGTCCGATCCAGATTGACGAGCTGCGACGGGCGATTGGCGACGAGGACATTTGGCAGCAGGAGTACGAATGCGTGTTCCATTCGGATTCGGAGACCTACATCCCGCTGGAGCTGATCGTCTCGTGCGAGAGCGTGGACGCTACGAAAGATTTGCCCGCCGGATGGACGGCCCAGGGGCCCTGTTTCTGGGGGTTTGACGTGGGCCGGACGAAGGACCTTTCCGTGCTGACGCTGGTCGAGAAGCTCGGCGACACGCTTTGGGTGCGGATGCTGAAGGAAATGCCGAAGGCGCAGTTTGCGGTGCAGGAGAAAGCCATCGCGGACGTGGTGAACGCCCCGGAACTGAAAGCCTTGCGGGGCTGCATTGACGCCAGCGGCCTGGGCATGGACCTGGCCGAGCGCCTGGCGCAGAAATTTGCGGGACGGGTCGAGCCGGTGCAATTCACCATGCAGGTCAAGCAGGACCTGGCGGTTACCACCAAGAAAGCATTCGAGGAGCGCACCATCCGCATCCCCGACGACCGCTTATTGCGGCGCGACCTGAACGCCGTGAAGAAAATCATCACCACGGCTGGGAACATCCGTTTCGACGCCGAGCGCACCGAGGCCGGTCACGCGGACCGATTTTGGAGTCTGGCTCTGGCGCTGCATGCCGCCGATCGCGGCGTGGCGGCGGCGGAGGCGGGATGGCAGCCAGAAGAGAGAAGCAGGTCCGTCGGCTTCGCTCGGGATGACAGCCGGGAAGACCGCATGCCGAGCGTGTGGGATGCGGACCGGGAAGAACCGGGCATGGGAGTATTTGGGCGATGAGTTTGACGCTACTCAATATCGGATATCGGCCGCCGCTTGCCCCTCGACTCCGCTCGGGACGGGGTGGTGAGCTTGTCGAATCCGCTGGCGCGCGCGGCTCCGAGACCATCCATGCGGCGGAAGCAGGGGTCCCGATCCTGTTTCCGAATCAGGGGGGCGCGGACGCGGATTACCGCCGGGTAAACCAGTCGCCCAACGCGCGCGACCTGATCCTGCCGCAACAGGACCGCATGCAGCGCGTGGCCTATTACCTCTACGTTACGAACAACATTGCGGCGCGCTGCGTGGAGATTCTGGTGGACTTCATCGTGGGCGAAGGCGTCACAGTGCGCGCCGAAGAGCCGGCGGTGCAGGAGGAGCTGGAGGCGTTTTGGAACGATCAGGAAAACGACCTCGACAAATTCATCCCGCAACTGGTGCAGGGCCAGTCGGTCTTTGGCGAAGCGCTGGTGCAATGCTACACCAACCCCATCAGCGGCCAGGTGCGGATCGGGGATACCGACCCGCTATGGATTGACTCCGTGGAATACGCCACGCTCGAAGGCGACCCCGGCCGCGCCGTGACGCGCCCCAGGACGGTGGTGTTACGCCGCGATTGGCAGGAGAAAGAAGCGCGGCGGCTGCGCGTGGTGGCGCGTGAAGAAGACCCATTGTCCGAAGGCTACGGACAACTGCAAGGAGACTGTTTCTACTGGCCTCTGCGGAAGTCGCGGGCGGCCACGCGGGGCATCAGCGATCTATTCAAAGGCGCGGACCTGGCGGGCGCGGTGGATGAGCTGATCTGGGCGGCAGTACAGCACGCCAAGCATCAGGGCGCGTTTATTTGGGACCTCCTGATGCGCGGCGCGACCCAGGAGCAGATTGCCCAATGGCTCAAAGATAATCCCGAGGGGCCGCGCGCCGGCGCAGTGCGCGTGCACAACGAGAACACCGAGTGGCACGCCGTCAATCCGCAAATAGCCGCGGTCGAACAAGACCGGATGATCAAGACCGTGAAGGCCATGATCCTGGCTGGGTTCGGATTTCCGCCGCATTGGTTCGCTGAAGGCGGGGACGTAAACCGGGCCACGGCTTTGGAGATGGGCGACCCGGCATTGAAGATGCTCACGCGGCGGCAGCGCGACGTGAAATTCATGCTGGAAGAGATGCTGCGGTACGTGCTCAGCGCCAAGATCGCCGCCGGCGCGCTGCCCGAAGGGATCAACCAAAAATTTGAAGTGCAGATGCCGGAGCTGTCCGTGAAGGACCAGGGCAAGATCGCCACGGCGTTCAGCCAGACGGTTACGGCGCTTTCGCTGGCGAAGGCCGACGGCCTGGTGGATGAGAAAACGGCGGCGAGCGCCCTGGCGATGCAGTTGCAGCAGTTGGGCGTGGAAGTGGACCCGGCGGAGATGCTCCAGAAGGCGCGGGCGGAGCGCGACGCCGAGCGGGCGAGGGATTACCGTCGTCCGTTGCCGGACGACGAGCAGTCAGGAGTCAGGAATCAGAATCCAGGAGGAGAACCGGACCGCGACCGCTCGGCTATGGCCGAGCCGGGAGCGCAAAGGTCTACGCAGTAGTGCCTAGCGCGCGAGAGGGATTTAGGGAGCGGGTGAACCGCTTGTTGCGGGAAGGCAGAGATTTGCCCGAGGAAGTGATTCGCCGGATGATTCGGGAGCTGGAAGACGCCCGGCGCGAAGCGCTGGCGCGGCTGGCCGGCTTGCCCAACGAAGGCTACACGCGGTTCCAACTGGACCGCGTGCGCCAGGATCTCGACCAATTGCTGGATGAGCTGGGCCGGAGGCTGGCGCAGCAAGTCGGGCAAGGGCAGCGGCGGGCTTTTCAAGTTGGGGCTGAAGTGGTCGATATCCCGTTCGGACGCGCGGGCCTGGGATTCAGTTTCGGGCGGCTGCCGCTGGAGCAGTTGGCCGTCCTGCAGGATTACAGCGCGCGGCTCATTACGAATATCTCGCGGGAGACGCGCGGACAGATTGACATTGCGCTCAGGCGGAGTCTGATCGGCGGGAAGCCGTTCGGCGAGACCATCCGGGAGATTGCCGGGGCGCTCGGGGGGACCGAGAAAGGTCCGCCCAGCTTATGGTCCAAAGCCGGCGAGCGGGCGTTTCGCATCGCAGCCACGGAGATCCCCACGGTGCAGGCCATTGCCAGCGACGTAAGGATCGGGCAGATGGCGGATCGCTACGGCAAGGGGGCGGTGCAGAAGCGCTGGGTGCATCATCCGGTGGCGCGCGTGCCCCGCGTGGGACACATTCTGCTGGGCGCATCGCCGCCGATTCCGGTGGATGAGCGGTTTATAAACCTGGATACGACAGCAACCTTGCGGTTCCCGCACGACCCTGCGGTGATCCCGGACTCGATGTCGGCGTCTGAAAACATTCAGTGCAGTTGCTCGATGGCGCCGCATATTGTCGCATCGAGCGCGTTGGATAAACAGTTCGAGGCGTCCAGAGCCCGCGCCCTGGCCGCGTAAAAACGTTCGAATCGAAACGCCGCGACCGCCCCGGTTGCCGGGGCCGGGAGCGCAGAAAGGTACGAAGTACATGCGAGTGATTACAGGATCGCACCAGGAAAAAACAGGGGAGAAAAACCGGGAGGGGAATCCCATCTACCGAACGATGGTGGATTCTGTTTTGATCCCGGACGACCCCAAGTCGCTGAGCGATTTCCCGAAAGGAACCATCGCGGCGAATGGCAACCCGCGCGAGGACGGGACGATTTGCGTGGTAACGGTGGACGGGAAGAAGTTCTACGTCCGCGACGACCGCGCAAAGCCGAAGGAGCTGAAGCCGAAGGAGTAGACGATGCCCTATCACGCCATGGCCGAGTTGCCGGAAGCGGTGCAGAAGCTCGGCGAGGACGAACAGAAGCGCTGGATGGCGGCGTTCAACGCGGCGCATGCTGCCGGGAAAACGGAAGAAGAGTCCGCCAAAATCGCCTGGGGTGCTGCGAAGCAAGCAAAGGAATCCTCTTCCAGCCTTAGCTTTGATGGGGTACGTCGGCTGATCGATGCCGCGCTGCTAAAAAAGTGGCCAGTGAAGAAGAATCAACCGATCTGGCCATATATTCGGGAAATCTACGGCGATTATGTCGTCGTAGATAGGGACGGTGTTTTTTGGAAAATTCCATACGAAATTATTGATAACGCGGAAGTCAAGCTTGGCAAGGAAGAGCAAGTCGAGCAAGCCTGGGCTGCTTCTGAGTCTCTGGAAATTACCGAAGCAATCGGCTCGCTCGTTGCCGAGCCCACCGGCAGCAAGTGGCGCGTGCGCGTTTTCGAATACGGCCTGTCCAAGAACCGCTACGAATATGGCGCGCCGGGCCGCGCCAAGGAGCAATTACCTCTCAAGTGGACGCCACAATCGGCGAAGGCAGCCTTGCCGCATCTCGATGGCGCGCGATGCTTTGCGGATCACAGCGAGGGCGCCAAGGGCGGCAGCGTCCGCGACCTGATCGGCTTTTATTCCGATCCATCGCTGGGAGCGAAAGGCCCGGAGGCGACGTTGACGGTTCTGGAATCGGAGGAGTGGGCGCAGCGCAAGATGCTTGCGGCCTGGAAAATCGGCCGGCCGCTGGGCTTTAGCGTGGACGCCATGATTGCCGTCCGGCCGATCGGCGAAGGCGGCGCGCGGGCGCTGGCGGTGGAAGAGATTGCGGCCATCAAGAGCTGCGACCTGGTGAGCGCGGCATCGAGCGGCGGCGCGCCGCTGGCCGTGCTGGAAGAACAAAATCCCCCGGCCGAGAGCGGGGGTAATTTAAGCTCCGCCAAACGGAGCAACGAAAAAGGAGCAATCATGAAAGAGACCATCAAGAAAGTGCTGGAGTCGCTCCGTGCTCTCCCGAGCGTAGGGGAATCGTGGCTGGCAACAGCCACCACGATCGAGGCGGAAGCGGCCAAAGAGAATGCCGACCACGGCGCATTGCTGACGAAGGCCAGCGAAGCGCTGAGTGGCGCGGCGTTGGAAGTCGCCGAGCGCGGCGAAACGGTCGGCGAGATTGACGCGCAGGTGACCGAGCTGCAAAAGAAGGTTGAGGAGGCGCAGAAACACACGCGCATCGCGGAGTCGCAGATGTTGCTGTCGCAGAAGCTGAGCGATTCCAAACTACCGGCGGCGCTGGCGAAGCTGGTGCGGACGCGCTACAAGGGCAAGGAATGCTCCCCCGAGGAGCTCGACAGCGAGATCCGGCAGGTGCGGGAGGCCTACGGGGCCGTGGCCCCGGGCCCCGCGAGAATTTCCAGCACGCCGGCGTCGGTGGGCCTGGAATCGCGCGACAAAGCCGCGATCGGGATGCAAAAGCTGCTGGGCGTGACGCACAACTGGAATCGCGTGGAGGAAGGGCAGATGATCCGCATGGTCCAGGGCGAGAAGCTGGATTCATCCATCCCGGCTTTCCACGGAATCCGTGAAGCCTACGTCCACTTCACGGGTGACCGGGACGTCACCGGCGTGATTGACCCGGAAAAGATGCGGCACGTTTCGGAAGACTGGCTACCCTCGTCGTTCCCGAATGTGCTCGGCACCAGCATGACCCGCTTGCTGTTGCAGGGCTACATGCAGCCGGACTTCGGCCTGGATCTGGTCGTGCCGCAGGGGAACCGCAAAGCGATCCGGGATTTCCGGACGCAGGAGCGCATCCGGGTGGGCTACTTCGGCGACCTGCCGATCGTTGACTCGAAAGTGGCCAATTACGCGGAGCTGACCGCGCCGACGGACGAGAAGGCCACCTATGCCATCCTCACGCGCGGCGGCTTGGTGACGATCCATCGCGAGACGATCATCAATGACGACCTCGGCTTCCTGAACGATACGGTGAACAAGCTGGGCCGCGCGGCGCGACGCACCCTGGCGCAGCGCGTGTACGACCTGATGATCAACAACGCCGCGATCTTCGACGGCGTCACCTGGGCGCACGCCAGCTCGCACGGGGCGAATCTGCGGACCGTGGCGCTCTCGGCGGCGGAGATTGAAGCCGTCGCGCAGCTCATGTATCTGCAAACGGAGAAGGACTCCGGAAAGGTGATTGGGATTGAAGCGGCGATCCTGGTCATCCCGCGGCAGCTCCAGAAGACGGCCAAGGACCTGAACGAGCATCAGAAGGAAGATGCCGCGAAGAACGAGGCATTCCATCGCTTCGGTCCGAACAGCGAGCGAATCATCACCTGCCCGTTGTTCACCGACGCAACTGACTTTTGCGTGCTTGCGAATCAGGATGAGGTGCCCTGCATCGAGTTGGGGTTCCTGCAAGGGCGGCAGGAGCCGGAGATGTGGCTTCAGGACCAGCCGACCGCCGATCGGGTGTTCTTTGCGGACCGCATCACGTACAAGGTGCGGCACGAGTACGAGCCCGTGGTGATTGACTACCGCGGGTTTGCAAAGAACGTCGTGGCCGGATAGCCACTGCCTGGCGGCCTTTGCGCAGCGGGGCTTAGCCGCCCCGCTGCGACGCTAAGAACTCCCCGGCACGCCGGGGCTGGAGAAAAGATTTTTACCTAGCCCCGGCCTGCCGGGGGATCGCGGCTCTGAATGAAAAGGAGAACTGACATGAAACGATTTTGGGATCGAGTGAGCATGAAAGCGCTGGTGCTGTTGTTGCTGCTGGCCGGCGGCGCCCTGATTGTCCAATCGCAAACGACGGGCGGCACGAG